AAAGAACATTGGGTTGGTTGTTTTGATGTGGAGTGAATGGCAGAGAATGGGATTTCAACGTAATAAAAACTGGAATATATGGCGACATGTTACTTCTCGTAATTTTGAATTAAGATTGACAGAGGGTTTTAATAAATTTATTTTAGAAAATCAAAATGTTTTTCACGCAACTCGCAACACCATGAGAACATTTATACATGCTGAAAAACTTTTGAAAGATTTACCTTATCTTTTTATTCAAGGAACTTTTAATATACCCCTTTATAGCATAACCGAATTAGAAGCTATTGATTGTTCTGTAGGAGGTCCAAATGAAAACCTGGATTTTAATAAAGTAAACGACAGTCGTAGAATGGTTGCAAAAGAAATAATTGTAAGTCCTTATCTCAATTACATTGAAAAAAATATAGGAGAAAAATTTGTAGGTTGGCCAGTAATGAATGAAATTGGTGGATATTGTATTGATCATATTTTTGATGTAGAAGACCCACATGATAAACCTGGCAGATGGTCACGCCAGCGGGAGGGTGGCGCCAAATTTAGGATGTCTAAAACTGATGCCCACCCTAATGCTGCGGGTCATAAAATTATTGCAGAGTTTCTATATGAACAATACAAAGAGATATATAATGAGCATTAAGAAATTTATTTACAGGGTAAGATTTTTCTTATCTCGTTTTAAAAAATACGAACATAAAAATAACAATTTTATCTACGAGCAAGATGATGACTAAAAAACTTGAAGACTATCCTTGGTTCTGTCCACAACCTTTCATGAACATTGTCACAAATGTATTTGGAAAAATAGCGCCATGTTGTGTTATCAAGGGTAACAACAAGTGGAAAAGTAATCAAACAATCGAAGAATATTCTAAATCAGATATGCTTCGGCAGTTTCGTAAGGAGATATTAGATGGTGGTGGACCATTAGTTAAAACTAATTGTGAAGTTTGTATAGAACAGGAAAAACATTCACAAGAGAGCCATCGTAGAACTTACAACAAATACTTAGAGTATAACAAACCAGAACTCAAGGAAGAACTGGAAGAGTATCTTGAAACAGATATGGATACTCCTTTTGTTCGTACTATGGAGTGGATTGCACCATCCAACTTCTGTAACCTTCGTTGTCATATGTGTAATTCTGCAAACTCATCTAGCATTGCTAGAGAAAATCAACACATAGGACATCCTAATGTTAAACTTCTTGGTAATAAAACTATATATAAGAACGATGAGAAGGCAGAAAGTTTCATACAAGAGTGTGATGATTTTGTAATCGACAATTTGGTAGAACTGAAACTAACTGGTGGTGAGACACTGGCAATCAAATATAATTATGACTTGATGAAACGTATTGTTGACCGTGGACTTGCAAAGAACATGGACCTCAGAATTACCACTAACGGAACCCTCACTCCCAAGTTTGATGGTAAGGATATATTCGACTACATTCCAGAGTTCAAGGAGTGTCAGATAAACATTTCTATTGAGGGGTGGGGAGAACGTAATCAGTATCTTAGATATCCATCTAAGTGGGATGTGATATACAAGAATGCTGAGAGATATGCATCTCTTCCTAACACAAAAGTATTGTTTGTATCTACAATCAATGCATTGAACATAGGATATCTGTGGGAGATTGCACACGGTTTACATGAACTCATGGATAAATATCCAGACAAGTTTTATCAGCTTTCAACTGGAAGTCTTGTGTGGGGTTCGATGGAGAAGTATGTTATAACAACTATACCACGGGAGATACGAGAAGAATACATTAATTCATATTTTTCTAATTGGAAAAGTGAATATAATGATGATTTTAAAAAGATCGTTGACTATTTGGAAACTGTTTCTTATGATGAAGAGTTGATGCACAAGATGCTCAAGGACGTTAAGAGCCGTGACCTACATAGAGGTACAAGTTTACTTGACTTTGCTCCTGAATGGAAACCTTATTATGAATAATATATTATGCATTAAGTGGGGGGACAAATACGATGACTCCTATGTTGAGAAGTTAAAAGAACAGTGCGAGGCAAACTGTTCTGTTCCCTTTAAGTTCTGGTGTTTTACTGACAAGCCAGAAAAAGACTGGCACATTCCAATTCCAACTACACTAGATGAGTTCTATGATGAGGACCGTGGTTTCTTCTGGGCGTATCGTAAGTGTTATATGTTTAGACCTGATCTTATTAGTGGTGATGGTAAATCTTTTCCAGACAATTCCAAGTTTTTATTTCTTGATCTTGATGTTATCATTCATCAAGACTTAAAGTATTTCTTTAATTTACCTAACGACAAGCCTTGGATTGTTCGTGGGTGGTGGAATAATATTCATACTGTTAAACAAAACTATGCAAAGCATAAATCAACACCCCTTAACTCATCAGCTATAGTATGGAATAAGGACCAGATGATGCCTGTGTGGAATCATGTTGTGAAACATCCCGAAGTTGTTTTCTTTACATACCCAAGTTTGGATAACTACTTTGCCCACCATTGGTATGATCCTTGGAAAGAAGATGAGGGGTTTTTGCAAGGATTTCCACAAGGAGATATATATTCATGGTATAAGGGAAATATTTTTCCTGATGATATGGAGAAAAAGAAAATAAGAGAAGACCACAAAATTTGTTTGTTTAATAATAGTGCAGAAACTAGTGATGTTGAGGAGTTAAAATCGTTATGGAATATTTGAAATTTACTCCAGAGCTAGCTCACGATTGGAAAAACGCATTATCATCATCAGAACCATACTTGTTAAAAAGAGTATTGGATTCCATGAACCGATCTCAATTAGAAAGTAAGTTATGGATTGTAAATGAGTTGTCAGAACTTATGCTGTTTCCAAAGTCAGTTGCTCTTCTTGGTGGTTGGTATGCAAACTATATTGTTCCCCTGTTGATAGAACACGGCGTCGAGTTAATTCATAATTTTGAGATTGATGAGGATGCAAAGGCAATTAGCTATAAATTTAACAAAACATACAAAGACAAAAAACAATATAAGTGTGATATTGTAAATACGATGTTTGATTCTGTGTGGAACAAACAAAAGAAAACGGAACCTGTATTTGATTTTATTATCAATACTTCTTGTGAACATATGTTTCCCATGCGTAGATTCCGTGAACTTAATAAAAAATTAAGTGGAAATCCAATATATGTTTTGCAATCTACAAACGAGGATAAATATGAGGACCATATCAATTGCGTGAGTGGTCCAGAAGAACTTGCAGAACAGGCGGAACTGACTAATGTTGTATACAGCGGAACAAAGGTTCTGGACAACGGCATGAACAGATTTATGGTGATTGGTAGATGAAAAAAAATAAAATCGTAGATTGGTGTAGAGATAATGATATCTGGTATCTCAAGATGGACATAGAGATACCAGAGGTTTGCATTCAAGAAGCACAAGCAGTATATGATGAGGGGTTCTTTGTAGATCATAGATACGGTGACGGTGATGGTTGGTGTTCTGCGGCCATACACAGTTTTGTGGAGAAAGGTTCTGACCCATCACTAGGGTGGTATCACACAAAAAATCCAAATGGTCATGATCTTACCGAAGATAATGTTGAGTGGGGATGGACAGAGATTGCAGAGGTCGCACCTGAGACTAAAAGGTGGTTGGAAGATTTTCCACACAGAAATTATCGACGTTTGCGATTTATGTTATTGGAACCGAATGGAACAATTGAAACACACAACGATTCAAATGAGAAAAGAGACAAAGAAGGTAGAACAAGAAACATTGCTGGTGCAATAAATCTTGCTTTCTATCAACCAGAAAATTGTTATCTAAGACGCACAGACACAAAGGAAGAGTTACCCTTTGAAAACTGTACAGGGTTTTGGTTTGACAATGGCGTAGATCACGAAGCATTAAACAGTTCAAACGAGAATAGGTTTCACTTTATCATGCACGGAGGTTTCAATAAGGAACGTGAAGAACTTATGAAGAGGTCGTTGGTCAAACAGTTTGGTAAAGATGTATTGAGAGAGATCAATGAATAGCTTTGATGAATTTGTTACACTGTGGGTAGGTGAAACACACAATAAAAAAATATACAAGAGATTTAAAGATATGTTGTTTCTGGTAGTTTATCCAGATAAACTAAAGTGGGATTTTGGAATAGAGAAACAAACCCAAACTACTACATTTATGATTTCTGGTGGGGCAACTGGTTCGGGTACTGGACACGATGTTCATTTTTGTTATAGAAGTGAAGTTCATGATGTTCTTTTAAATTGTGATCATACCCATGCTATGATTGTATCAGTTGGTATGGTGTTTGATATGGTATCTGGTGGTCCAGAGAAAAGACAAACACCGATAACAGACTTCTATGATTTTGTGGAGAGTGATCAGTTTTGCAAGGCTCACATAATGGCAAGACCAGACCGTAAAGCATATTTTCACCATCAACATATGAATTTAAATTTGACAATGTGGAAGGATATTGGAGCTCCAGATATGTCTGATAGATATGATGTTATTAAACGATCTCCTAATAATTATCATGATGACTATACCCCGCCATGGATTGAAATAGAAGGGATGCCTACTGTCACGAATTTTACGAAAGATGAAAGATCAAGAAAATCTTTTTCATACCATAGAGATTATCAAACTGAATCTTGGAAAGACCTTGACAATGTAGATATAGAAGATTATTATTTTAGTAGATTTATGACGAGAATACGGAAACAATTTTATATAGAGAATACAGAAAGAGTTGGAGAACTACCCACGGAAAAATTTGATGTCATATTTTCTACTACGGCAGGTCAACGTGCTGCACTGATTGTAGACAGATTGGGGTTTGACGGTGAGGTTGTGTTGTTTGATTATTGTCAAGAAAATTTGGATATAAAACAAATGATTGTAGAAATGAACATGTCTTTAAAGGAAATTGGTTATTACAGTAAAAGACTTACTCACAATATGGTAATGCCTGATTCTATTTCATCTAAAAATGCAAAACGAGATATGCCTGCATTTGAAGATTTGAGAAAATTAGAACAAAAAATGTACAATGATTATGACATTGAATACTGGTTGATGGACTTGATATCACCAGATTATGATAAACTCTTGAAAAAAATTCAAGGAAAAACTGTGTTTTTCGACGCAACTAACATCTTCTGTTATCACATGTCACACGCATATTATACTCTAGATGAATTGGTGAATGCGTATAATAACTTACTGGATGTTTTAAAACACGCAGATGGAGCTTATTTACGAGGATGGACTCCAACAAAACAGAGATATGATAAATGGATATCGTAGCAGTTCGTATCGGTGATAAGTATGGACCAGAGTATGAGACATACCTAGAGAAAAAGTTACCAGAGTATAATTTTATCTGGGTTCGTGAGCCATATCATCCAGACGTAACTTTGCAGTGGAACAAGATGTGGGGTATGCAGATGGACACTGATGAACCTATCTGTGTAATGGACATTGACATTCTATTGGTCAATGATTATAAGAAGGTGTTTGATTATCCAATCAAGCCCGGACAGTTTCTTGCGATGCCGGGATGGTGGAGAAATGACTCAAATCGTTATCAACTTAATGGTGGTTTCTTCAAATACTATCCGAAGGAGTGTCGTTACATCTACGATAAGTTTATGAGTGATATTCACCATTGGCAAAAGTTCTACATTGAAAACGGAACTACTACAGGGCCAGTAAATGGGGAACAATATTTTGTAGGAGATAGTGTGAATGAGAGACTAGAACTCATTACACTCCCTGACGAATGGTTTACCAGATGGGTTGCTGATAATAAAGTTATTGACTTCAAAAATAACAGAACTTGGCAATACAGTATGACTGAAAAATATAGAGAAAAGACAGGCAACGATTGGATATATATGGGTGGAGAGTTTCATCCAGATATAAAGTTCGTACATTTTACAAACCACAGAAACAAACCGCATGAGTGGAGAGACTATGAAAGTTTTTGCAGCAACTAGTTCTTCTTCAGATAGTATAGCTATGTTGTATAAACTTCTTACTGAAACTACGGATGATGTGATATCAAGGATACTTACACTTGATGCATCTGATCAGGATTTAGCACAGTATCCTATTGTCTGCAATTGGTTGAAAGAAAATGTTCGTGATTTTGATTTTGATTTTTCAGATATAGAAGATCGTTCTGGTGATGTTATGTTAGAAACTGTAAGATCAAAATGGTATAATGTTGCTTTGTTATCAGAAATTTATAACGCAGATTTAATATGCATAGGTTATAATACATACAACTGGAGTCCATCAAATTGGTATTTTAAAAGTTCAGAACCAGTTGAAAATTATTATAGGAGAGGAAATTCATATTCTAGAATAGATTATTCTATAGTTAGAGATTACACAGATATTCCTATCGAATGGCCATTAATAAATCACAAAACTAAACATATGGGTAGGTGGCAGACATGGGAGTTGTTACCAAAAGAACTACAAAATTTAGTTTCTCACTGTCCATGTGGAAAGTGTGCTAAATGTAAATGTCGGGAATGGTATAATAAAAAGAAAAAAGAAGGATTTAGTGCAGAAGAACTTGATGATCTTATTATGAAAGAGGGCAAATACGGAAAATATTATACAAAAGAAAGTATTCCAGAAACAAGACATGATGCTTATGCTGACCAAAGATTTCCAGTTTGGAAACCAAAGTTGTCCAGTTATCAAGCATTACCGCCAAAACCTCACAATAAGTGATATCCTACATAAAACAAATATTATAAATATATAAAAAAGGATACTTCTATGGCCATACCTACAAGTAAATCAACATTCAAAGATTATTGTTTTAGGGCACTAGGTTCTGGTGTCATTGATATCAACGTGTCAGATGATCAAGCAGATGACCGTATTGATGAGGCTCTTCAATATTTTGCTCAATATCATTATGATGGTATTGAGAAAATGTATCTCAAGCATTTGATTACTGCTGAAGATGCTGCAAGGGGAACAGCAAATATAACCTCAACGGGAACAGATACAGCAGATAGTACTATTACTGATACATTTCTAGAGGGTAGTAATTTTATTCCGATGCCCTCTGCGGTTGTGTCGGTGATACAGGTTTGGCCATTCACAGGTACAGGTGGTGGTTCCAACATGTTTGATGTTCGTTACCAGTTGCGTCTTAATGACTTGTATGACCTATCTTCTACATCTGTCATTCAGTATCAGATGGCTATGGATAACCTTGACCTTCTGGAACATATCCTTGTTGGTGAAACACCAATCCGATTTAACCAACACATGAACCGTCTATACATTGATGGGGATTGGACAAACGACTTTGTTGCGGGTGAAGACTATATCATTGCAGAGTGTTATCGCAAAATAGACCCGGCAACTTACACAGACATTTTTGATGACATCTTCCTAAAGAGATATGCAACTGCTCTGATTAAACAGCAGTGGGGTGCAAACCTATCTAAGTTCAGTGGTGTTGCAATGCTTGGTGGTGTTACTATGAATGGTGAAACTATCTATTCACAAGCACAGGAAGAGATTAATAAGTTAGAAGAACAAATTCAGCTCACGTTTGAGTTACCAGTTAATTACATGATAGGATAATTCATGGCCGTTAATAAACATTTTCATACGAGCGGCGTATCTGCGATTGCAACTGAGCAATCACTGTATGCTGATTTGGTTGCAGAAGCAATTCAGATTCACGGTCATGATGTATATTATCTTGACCGCACACTAGTTGCAGAAGACACTGTTCTTGGTGAAGACGCACTATCCAAGTTTAACACTCAGTCTCTTATCGAAATGTATATGGAAGATTCTGGAGGTGGTTTTGCTGGAGAACGAGAACTAATGTCTCAGTTTGGTTTGCAGAACCTTAGTGAAGCAACCTTCGTTGTAAGTAAGACACGGTTTCAAGAGAAGACAAAACAATTACAAATAGAAGCAGGAACAGATTCAACATCGTCTGGCTCTATTCAATTGGAGTCTGGTACACTCTCGACATCTAAACTAGAGGGTGAGATATTTTATATTATAAATGAAGCTGATGCAACTGATGCTGATAGGCCACTGGAGGGTGATGCGATTTATCATCCCACACTCAAGAAATTATTTGAGATTAACTTTGTGGATCATGACGAACCATTTCATCAGTTAGATAATAACCCCGTTTACAAATTAAAATGTCGTTTGTTTGATTACGGTTCAGAAGCTCTTGATACAGGTATCACAGAAATTGACGCAATTGAATCTGCACTGTCCCTTGCAAGTTCTGATTACCAGTTAACTCTTGAAAGACCATCAATTGTGGGTGGCCCAATAACTCTAGATTTTGGTGATTTTGATCTTTCTAGTAGTACAACTCTGGACAACACAATAGTGTCACTAGACCCTTCTTCGTATGGTGAAAGTATTCTACTTGAAACAGGTAGCGATGAGTTCCTTATATCAGAAGACTATATAGTAGGTGATGGAGTTATAGACAAGACAGCTCAAAATGAGTTGTTTGAAACATTGGATGATACGGTGCTGGACTTTAGTGAATCGAATCCATTTGGTGATGCAGGGAGTGCAGATTAATGCTAGGACAACAATTTTACCACGAAACAGTACGCAACATAGTTGTGGGTTTCGGAACAATTTTTAATAATATTCAATTAGTTCGTAAGGACAATGCTGGGGCAGTTCAACAGACCATGAAGGTTCCTTTGGCATATGGACCAAGGCAGAAGTTTCTTGTTCGTTTGAACGATGATGCGGACCTTAGTAAAGCTGCGGCGGTTACTTTACCTCGTATTGGTTTTGAAATTACAGGACTTTCCTACGATCCCGGTAGGAAACTAAACCGTGTTCAAAAGTTTAAGAAGGTTAAGGGTGACACTCAAAAAACACAACAGTTGGACACGCAATATATGCCTGTTCCATACAATGTCAATTTTCAACTTTACATTCTTGCAAAACAGTCGGATGATGCTCTACAAATTGTTGAACAGATTCTTCCGTACTTTCAACCAGACTACACAATCACAATGAATGATAACGCTGATATGGGTGTCAAAAAAGACATTCCCGTTATTCTCAACAGTATTTCTTATGAGGATGATTATCAGGGAGACTTTACTACAAGACGTGCAATCATTTATACTCTAGATTTTACTTGTAAGTTCTATCTTTATGGTCCTGTTACTTCTAGTAAGGTTATCAAGACGGTACAGGTTGATGCATACACTGATATGCCTGACCAATCACCCACACGCCAGCAGAGACTTACTGTTACACCAAATCCAACCAGTGCTGATGCTGATGACGATTTTGGTTTCAATGAGGTGACATCGTTCTTCGAAGACGCAAAAAATTATAATCCAGTGACGGGAACAGATGAGTGATAACATGTTTCATTATGCAGATGTTCCTTTGTCAGTAATTGATAATTTAATAAATTTAGAAGAAGAACTACAAGTCTTAAATCGGACTCGAAAGTTCTATGGACAAAACAAAAATTATTTGGGACATAGAAAAATATCCGATAGTGGCATGCCAATAGATGAAACGAGTGATTCGATACAAGGTAATACTAATTTAGATTTTTTTACTGAAGATGAGAAGGACAAGGCATCCAAGTTTTTCAATGAAATTCTAAAACCAATTATTGGGTATGAACCAAATGCTCAAGGTAGGTATGGATATTACAAAGAACCAATTCATATACACAATGATGGTGAAAACTATCTAGGTGATGATTGGAAGTCACACAACAGAACAGGACAAATGCCTCGTCCTGCAAATACTACAGTTTTCTTTCCACTAAGGTGTTACACAGAAGATGGAAGTGCAGGAACCACTGAGACTGTATATTTTCATCAAAAAACCCCTTGGTCTGCAAAATCTGGAATTGAACCTGAGAATGACGACGAAAAATTCTACAGAAAGCATGGTACAACTGGCTGGGTTCTAGAACATGATTACAGTAATTTAGTTGGATATACTGATCAACCCTTTGATTCTGATATTTGGGAAAAACATTTACAACACCATCCAATTGAGATGTTACATGGATTTAGTTTTGCTACATCTCTTCCTTGGAATATTGGTCAGGTTGTGATGTTTGAGACTTCAAGAATTCATTGCAGTTCTTATATGGAAGATTGTTTTGGTAAAGATTGTTTTCTTGTTAAGGTCAATACAGATTTATGGAATTGAACCATGAAAATACTTATACCATTCTCAGGCGGCATAAACTCAACATATTCACTTTATCGTTGGCTAACTGAAACTGAAGATCAAGTTGTTGTTCGAACAGCTGTTGATCAGTGGTATGATGATAAACATAACGATATTGAATTAGATAGAGCTAGACAAATAGTGCTTTATTTGAAATCTACTATTCGAGATTTTGAATTTGAGTTAACTGAATGGCCATCTAATTATGTTAAGGAAGAACATCCTATAAGGCCGGGGTTTAAGTTGGGAATGTGGGATGTTGGAAAGGTTCGTCCACGATATGAAGGATTTTATCAGTGGATAAAAGAAACTAATGTTGACGGATTTTCATTTGGGTTATCATTAGAAAATACAGCAATGGACTGTGGTTATAATACATTACGTTCTGTTGTTGAACAAAATAATGCAGATATTTATTTAGGGGGAATGCCTGATTTGACACCAGTGGCAAAGGGCGATGATTTCGATTGGGACTATATAAGTTCAAAAATGATTGGAAGGTTCGAACAGTTTGAATTCCTACCAAAAGAACTTAGATATATGACCATAAAATGCAGAATGAATAATTTACCTTCATGCGTAGATACAAAATGTCGAGACTGTGCTTACCAGAGAACCTACGAAAAATTCGTTGATGAAGGTAAAACAGGTCGAGACTTTGATTTGTATTGTGCCAAACAAGGTAGTTATGGCCCTTGGAGACATGAAGCAGACCCAGAAACTTATCTGTATAGGGGTCGAGGTAAGGATGGAAAATTGCCTTACTTACTTTATGAATAAGAAATGTGTACTTTTAAAATAACCAACAATCCAAACCCACTAATAATTGATGATTATTTGAAGTTGGGTGGGCCCGATGCCAGTAATACTATAGATGTTAACGGTGTTTATATAACACACCATCTATCAAGTATTACAGGAGAAGAAACTGTACAACCTGTCAAACAGGGTAACAAATATTACCTGTTGATTGGAGAAATTTATAATAGTGATATTTATTTTTGTATTGAAAAATATTTAGAACATGGTGACAAATTTACAGAATATTTAGATGGTGAATTCTTGTTCATAATTTATGATGAGAAAACTAATACTATAGATTTATTTACTGATCCGTGGAGTACAAGACAAGCATTTTATTACAAAATTGATAATTATTTCTATTTCAGCACATATCCAATGACAGAACCTAAAGATGGAAGATTTGGACCGCCGGGTCGGCATCAACCCTTTGAGCTCAAGTTCGCTGTGTATAACGATACTGAATGGAATAAAACATTCTATAGAATTCCACATAATAGCCATCATAATTATAATGTAAAAACTGGTATATTGAAACCAGTTAATACAGAACTTCATAAATGGGATTTAAATCAGTATAAAGATAATTTGGATGATCTTACCAATTCCTTTGAAGAAGCAGTCCTTAAACGCTATACAGAAAATTTAACTCTACTTCTCAGTAGTGGTTTAGATAGTTCACCTATTGCATTGTGTTTAGCTGACCATAAAAAACATTTTAATAGTATAACTTGTTTAGCAGGACCGTGGAAAGAAGATATTGAAGCTTTGAATCAAATTATTCAATATACAGACACATATAATAAAAATATTAAGATAGAAAACATTCCCCCCGATCTTTACCGCTACGATATATCTTGGGATGAAATAAATCTAAAATCCAAATGGAAGAATAATAGAAACAGATTAGTGTTTGCAAATTTACCTCTTAGAGTACAGTGGTTGATGAGAGAAAAATGTATTTCTGAATTTAACAGTAAAGTTATATTTACTGGAAACGGAGGAGATGAAATTTTTGATAATTATCCATCGTTATCGGCGGAGTATCCTACGAATAAAAACTCATCAGGGGTTTCTATCTGGCCGGAGGATTTATCAACAGTATTTCCGTGGCAACACTTTTATGGAGGACAAGCAAGACGTTTACTTGACCTGTTTGAAACTTTGTCATTGGCATATGGATTGGAGAATAGAAATGTATTTTATGATAAAAAGTTTGCACAAGAATGGTTACATGTTATGCCATGGATTAAAAATCAAACACCCAAAGTTTTTCAAAAAAAATATTTGCATGATAGAGGAATAAAAGTTCCATCATAAATATACAGAGGAATTAATATGGTAAATGAAATAGATAAAGCGCTTGGAGTAGTTGGGGATGTTATTCCACCAGAAGCTTCTTTAAACCCAAACCCTAAAATGTCGGAGGTTTCTCGTTATCCAGACGATTTGCTTGATGATGAGGATATTGAGCTTGACTATAAGTATCAAAGAGAGAACTTCTATCGGTTGGTTGAACAAGGTTCCACTGCGATTGAAGGTATCCTTGAACTTGCAAGAGAGGGTGAACACCCAAGGGCATACGAGGTTGCTGGACAGTTAATCAAGAATGTTGCAGAGGTCACTGAGAAGCTAGGTGACCTTCAAGAGAAGATGAAGAAACTCAAAGAGGTTCCCAATAACGCACCGAAGAGTGTAACCAATGCATTGTTTGTTGGTAGCACTGCTGAGTTACAGAAAATGTTGAAGGGTAAAAGTGAGTAAGGTTCTTTATTATCATCTAAATTCTTTTCCAGAAATAAGTGCAAGAGATGAATATAGATTAGCAACTAGTTTTGGTTTACACTCTCCACGTTTTAGACATGGGTTTGATAATCAACTAGATTTGATAGAGAATCCACTTTATGCTAGTGAAGATGTAGCTAAGTATAAAAACAAAATAAATTTTCCTGCAAATTTTACATCGACCTTCGAAGAGTTGACTAATCGCAGGGCTGTAGAATTATGGGATATTGGTAAACCAATACGATTATGGTGGTCTGGTGGTATAGACAGCACATGTGCATTGGTAAGTCTATTGAAAACTAGAAGATTGGATACAAGACTTACCGTTTATCTATCAACAAATAGTGTGCAAGAAAATCCACGTTTTTACGATTTGTTGGTGAATAAGAAAGTAAAGTTAGAGTGGCATTCTCATAAGAACTATATCTACGATAATATTGAGTTGTGGAATGGGCAAACAATCAATGTGAATGGTAACGGTGGAGACGAATTATTTCTTGCAATATCATCAACAATGTCTATAGAAGAATTCTTTAAGATTAAAGATAGTGATTGGATTAATGTTATCAAAGACAAAGATTCTGACATGTTAAATGTTATCAAAAAATATATTGACATTTCTCCATACAAACCGAAAACATGTTGGGAATTACTTTGGTGGTTTGCTAGAAGTATAGATGATTTGTCAACAAGATATCACTCACCAAGATTTCTAAAAGACCCATCTGTGTATCATTTAGAACACGCATTTTTCTATACAGATTATTTTGAGAAGTGGGCTTTGTCTAATCCATATGCTGGACATAATGGTGACTATGGAACATACAAATGGCCAATGAAAAAATACATATATGACTATGATAAAAATGAAGAATATCTCAACACAAAACAAAAAGAAAGTTCTTTTCCTTTAATATATAAGAAACAATCACGATATCTAGGCATTTCTCGTGGCCACTATGTTCTTAATAAGATTGTGTATGAAGATGGTACATATGTTAGATATAAATAGAACAAGGAGACGATTATGTATGAGTATCCATGTAAGATTGTTAAAGTAATAGACGGTGACACAGCTGATGTGGATATCGATCTTGGGTTTGGTGTGTGGTTGAAGAAACAGAGGATTCGTTTCTATGGCGTAGACACACCTGAGTCAAGGACAAGTGACAAAGAAGAAAAGGTCTATGGACTTATGGCAAAGGAGTTCGTACAGAAACATCTTCCTTTGGATTCGATACAGGTTCTACGCACTAGAAAAGATGGTAAGGGAAAATACGGTCGTATTCTTGGTGAGTTTGTTGTGGAAGATACAACTCTAAATCAGTTGCTCATTGATACGCACAACGCTGTTGCATATTTTGGACAGTCAAAGGATGATATTGAAGAAGAACATATAAGGAACAGAGAATTAATCAATGGCTGACAATCAATACCTTGGTAACCCCAATCTCAAGAAGGCTAATGTTGCACAAAACTGGACAAAGAAAGAACTTGTTGAGTATCAGAAATGTATGGAGAACCCACAATATTTCATAGAGAATTATGTTAAGATAATTTCTCTTGATGAGGGTCTTGTACCATTTAAGATGTAC